GCAGACATTAACCTTTTCACAGTATCCCGTGCGGTGAAACCATCCAAAGCCGCATCCCTCATTATGTTTCTAAATTGTGATTTAAGGCCAGCCGTGAACGCCTCATCGCCAAGAGATCTTACCGTGCTCGTTATGTATGCCTCGGTCGCTTCGTCACCTAACTGGACCGATTCGCTCGGGTCAGGGTTAGTAATTCCTATCTCTTCCTCAGCTATCTTGTTGAATTTTCCCATGGCATCGCGAAGGGCCTCTTCGACCTCCTCGCTACCGAATATGTCGTCCCAATCAACAGAGGATAAGGCGGTATCGATATCAGCAGAGGTGATTGCACTCTTATTGACGGGATACAAACCTTCGGCGATATTTTCATCAAAAGATTTAGAGCCCGAAGCCGATGGCTTGTCCCTAGCGTTTGGGTCTTCCCGGCTTCCATTAGGCGATCCAAAGCGAGAACCGACCTCTGGGTCCGGTAAAGGTTTAAGTCCAATGTTAGCGCGCACCTCATCGTATGTGACCACCTCTTTATGGGCCTCTAATTGTTGCCTTATCTTCTCGTTGTCATCCGGTACACTTGTTCGGCAAGCCAGAACCATGCCTGAGTCGGGCCAGAACACATCGATAACCTGTGATTGAATCTCGCTAACTATATAAGATATGCGAGGCTCGATAACTGTTCTTGCGTATATGTACTCTGCCGCGTCTATGGTTGCGCGGTTAGAATTTGTGATGATCCCGAGCATCTCCGGTGGTATACCGAATGTCTGTATGATCATGTCCCGCTGGTACTTTCTGAGATCTATCATCTCCAGCTGGCTTAAGTTTTGCTGTAGTTGCTGGTAGTCTATCTTTCTATTGGTGAACCTGACGCCGGAGGTTTTTTCAACCCCAAGATGTCTATTCTGCCAGTCAGCCTTCGCTTGTTTCAGCTGGTCCGTAGTCATGTTCTCGAACGATACGATCGCAGACGGCTCTGCATTGTTCGCAAGAAAAGCCCGCAAGTACTTTGAGGCCATTTCGTCGGTGTCTATCTCGTCCGACAGGGCACGGGTCGCGGAGCTCCCTATGTGGGCGTATGGTTGTGTCGGGTCCGTGTTGGCGAACTTTACTACCTGGTGGGGATCAACTGTAAGCGAGTCTGCCCCGTTATCGTCGAATTTTACAGTGTAAGTGTCACTGTCATGATTAAACTGGCACCAATTCGGCGGTATAGGCCAATACATCGAAGGAGATCCTGATCGATCAAGTTGAACGAACCAGTAGTATATACCGGGAAGCTCGTAATACATCTGGCCAACCTTAAAGGCTGTCTGTTTCGACATGACCGGATTAGCCTTGTTTATGAAATCAAGTATCTCGTGTTTCGTAATTGGGGTCTTATGTTCTGAGGAATCGTTTTTATCGTAAAGATAAAGATTCCCAGATATATGGTGCGAAACAGTGTCAGATATCTTTCCAACAGCGGCCCGGACCCATGGAATATTGGAGTAGGAGTCAAGAGGTGTCCGCGTCTGTCGCGATGTTTCCGACATATCAAAAAGAGATTGGAGCGTTGATCCGCCCTCTGCATTGACGCTCGATGTCGAATAAACCTGCTGGGATTTTGACAGCAGGGAGCCGAAGAAAGATTTTTTCTTCACTTTATTGTTCTTTCTTGTTTATTAGATTTCGGAGAGAAAGTTTTCCCGTTTTAACTTCGGCATCTTCTTTTACCGCGATCGGCTCGGGATCTTCGCTATCGGCTTTCGCCTCGGAGCCGGATTCCAGCTCAACTTTGTCCTCTAATTCTTCTTCTTGCTCTACGTGTTTTTCAAGCTCTTCTATTAACTTTGTCTGGTTGTAAACACCGATCGACACGTTTCTTCCTGCTATTTGTTTAAGTCTCTCTAATTCTTTGGCTTTCATTTGTGACTCCATGATGATTCTTTTGTGCTATTGTAAGCATAAACCAACTTTTAACGGGGGATTAAATAATGATGACTAAGGTTATAACCAGGGTGCTAACAATAGTCACCCCTCTGGTGCTGGATTTGCTACTAAAGTATGTTGATAAGTGGATCAAAGAAAACAGAAACAACAACGAAGGCGAAAAAATAGAGGACCTAGAATTAAAAGTGAAAGAATTATCCGGTAAAACAGAAACAATGGTCAAAAAGCTAGACATTGCCAAGGCTGAAAAATTGGAGCTCGAAGAAGCGCTTCTTAGGTTGCGGCAGGCCCGGCTAGAGGTCTCGATGAACAAGGCCACGGCAAGAAACCCGAGCCATACTCACCACATAGACCGCTAGGGAATTGAGAAAGACATCCCTCTGTTCTTTTCGATCCGGTTGCTTACATGAACCCATCCGCTTTGAGGGTCTGAGTCGTTATGAAATTCTAAGATTAGCTGGTCGTAATCTATTATGCCATCCCGTCTTAGCTTTTCGTACACTTGAACTAATTCTCTATTGCTCATGCCGGGACTCTCTGTATCAGCAGCACTGGCTGTCAGGTGATCGCTAGTTCGCGATCCCCCTGCCTTCTTATTTACCAGGGGTACACGCAGCCCGGAGCTTATATTTAACGGCCTCCCGATATAGGTTCGAACCGGCTGTAGGACGCAATGAACCAGACGGGCTATGTTCATTCTTTGAGTAGAGCTTGCGGAATTGTCTATTCCGTGACGTGAAGCTATTTGTGATCTTGTAAATTCTTTAAGCCAGAAGTCTTTTGATATTCTCATCCGATCACAATATCAGATAAGACAAAAATCCGGCTGGTCTTCTGAATCAAGGTGCCTGCCTATGGCCCAGCACAACGCGTCAAGACGGTCAGGGGAGTACTTAGAAGTCTCAGGAGACCATTGGGTCTGCTCTTGTTCGAGCTCGTCAAATACCCTTGTGTGATGCACGCGGCCCTGCTCGTAAAGAGCGGATACTGGCTCTGCCCTTAGTCTTTTACCGCGCTTTCCGGTGTATGCGTCATCTATTACGATATTCGGGTTTACGCCCTTAAGGATCGTAGGACCCATCTGGCCGCCCTGGTTTTTCTCGAATACGACCTTATCGGCCTGGTATCTCTCATAGGCCAGGTTTACTTGCTTTGCCCAGGTTATAGGTGATCCGCTTTTGCTCATATCATCAAGAACCCAGTAATGATAAATATCACCGATCTTTCTTATTCCGACCACGACAATTCCAGTCATGTTTGTGTCGATATCCCTCTTGGCCTCTTCTATCTGCGGATCGACACCAATAAATACGTGCGAAAACCCCTCCTCCGGGACCGGGAATTTTCTGCCGCCGTCTATCATATCCAGGGTCCAAAGTGCTCCGGTGACCTCTAGTAAGATCTCCGCGTGTATCTCTTGCTTGCCGATACTCGTTCCTTCGTACTTTCTCTGCATTTTGCTTAAAAACTTCTTAGATAGATTGTCCTGATTCTCATACATAGATCCACGGATAAGGTGAGTATCTTCGTCCTGTATGATGTCCAGGATTGTCTTGTTTACACGGGGGGTGCTTGTTATGAGCACCAGTGGATCGCCGAAGTCCTCAAGGCGAACACAGAACTCAAGCATCTCCCAAACGTAACCAGAGTTTTTCCACTTACACAGCTCGTCTACCCATGCAAAATTATACTGATAACCGACAACATCGTCAGGCGCGTCCGAAGTGAAAACATAAGCAATCGAACCATTGGGCCAGGTTATCTGCCCTTTTGCTGGCTCGTAATGAGGCTCAAACCACGGGGGAGAGTTCTTTATTATGCCAGACTTTCCCTCTATCATGACGCGTCGGCAGTCTTTGTAGTTCTTGCCCATTATGCAGATAATCGCGCCAGGATTTTTCCATGCGTACTCTATGGTGTTATTTGCGCCCATATGGGTTTTGCCAAAACCGCGACCGCAGCAGGCAAACACGACGCCCTTTCCGTTGTTCGGCATTCTTTGCTTTGGTCGCGCATTAAGTGACCAGTCGTAACGAATAACGTCTTCGAGCTTTCTTGGCTTTAATCCGTGCGACACAAGCTCTTTGTTATTCTCTCGGTTTCTCTTGGCCATTTCGTTTAGGAAGTCTGGCCACTTGCCGGTCTCGACAAGCTGGTCTTTTAAACTCATGTCTTCAAGCGCTAGAGCCTGCATCTTGAGCTGGCCTCGTCGTATAGATTTTCCATAAAATCACACATAGCAAAAACACTTTTGTCCCCGCTGAATATGTAAGAAAGGGCTACGTTTCTCGGGAGCGATAAGGTGCATCCGTAGTGCATGCCCACAATATAAGACTGAAGGATAATCTCGTTTATAGCGTCAGAAGTGTATCGTCCAAAGCTTGCCAAATTATCCCTCCGCCGGTTCTTCTTCCGGGTCAACAGTTATGACTTCACCCTCCAGATGTTCCGGTATCTTTTTTCCTGCCGCCTTCAACATCGCCAGGGCTATGCTTTGAACCACAAGTGGACCGTCATATATCTCGTAGTCTTTCTTTGTCATTTCCTGATGAACGACTATAGGCGCGTCCGTGCCTTTTGTCTTCGCGATCCTAGACTCTATCTTTACCATCAAGTCCGCATCGCCATTTAACCTTGCAGAATTAAACATATCCCTAAGTGATACCAGATTCTCGGTACGCTTACCTATGTCGTCAAACATATTCTCGCCTTCCGTCTTTTTGTCTATGATCATCTTAACGAAGTCGCGTGCCTGCGCCATAGTTAATCCGTTCTTATCGCATAAGTCATATGCAATATCGATCGGATTTTTGCGCTCCTTGAATCTCTCGACCACGTAGTCGCTTAATATGCCACCGTACTGTAAGTCTTCATCCGAAACCATCTATCTGGACCCCTTCTCTCCCCGATGCGCTGCATACGCATTCGCGCATTTCAACATCAAGTATCTGTATTATTTCATCTTTTACAGATTTTAGGGCGAGAAAGTAGTCATCCAGAGACGGGTTATCACCGCATCTCTCAAGTGCGCATGTAAATAATTCTTTTATTGCATTGTCTGGTACGCTCATTCTTCACCCACTATAAACTTATAACCCTTAAACCCTTTGAGGTCACGCGTGTGATGCGCTTGGGCGAAAACTTTAGTGCTCCAGTGATCGGAAAGAACCTTTTTAACAATTAATGTAGTGACCTGTGAATCATCAAAAAACGCGAGTCCGTTCATCCCGTCGAGTACGCACTTTGCCAGGTTGTCGCAATCTCCTTTGCTTTTTTGCGTGCATATTGGGCTCCCCAGAATATGCGGCATTTTTTTTATGACAGACTCTGAAGCCTTAAGGTTGAAAATTATCTCAACCGAGAATATGTTCTCGAGCGGCTTAATTATGCCTGCGTGCCTCATTTCTCTTTTTATGAGGTTCTGGTGCTTTGTTATCCTTGGGTCGCGGTAAAACCTTGAGCCAGACTTACGGGTGGATTGTTTCGGGACCGGTTTTCCGGGAACGGTAAACTCGAAGAAGGTCGCGGGGTAATCACCTAGCACTCTTTCGTCTCGTATTCGTAGGCGTCCATGGCGTCTTCAAGTATCTCCAGGAACTCCTCGGCGATATCGTCACGCATTCTTATTTTCATGCTGTCGATGCCCCTCGCGATCGTCTCACATATAACAAGATCGAAGTCGTTCTCTACTTCCAGTATCATACCAATTTGTCCCCGAGCCAGTTCTGATCGTTTGACCGCCAGCTTAGTATTTCTTTTTCGCGCATCTTCATTAGGTCGAGGTGCTCCTCGTCCAAATTGCCCTGCATGTGGAGGCATTGCATCTCTAGGTAGTCAATATAAATATCAGACTGCTCAAGCGTGAGATCAACGATGTCCACTTTGGGCATGTTCGTGTCAATCTTTTGACCGTTAAGGACACCCCAGCCTTTTCTTTTTGAAAACTTACTCATGAAACCCACCACCTCTTAAAAATAAAACCATTATCGATATGATAACCTTCCTGCAATTCCCATTTCATGAAATCAAAAGGAGCCTCTCGGTGATCCCTTGAATCAAAAAACAGGACGCTTACACATTCTGATAGCTCATCTAATAATTCTTTAGATTGAAAATCACAAACCTTATCGCCATCAAACTCTACGCCGACGGCTATTATGTATTTCCTGTATCCGGAATTGTTCAGTCTAGAGCAGCGCTCGCATCCTACTACGTATAGTGAACCATCAACCCTGCCGACAAGGTGTTTGTACCTAAGACGCCCCCTGGCGTGCCTGGCGCATTCTCGCAGCTTATCGCATATCCTCGGATAAAGAGAATCCATCTCGCCTGAAAGCGCAACCGAAAACTTCTCAATCTCTGACAATTAATGTCACCCCGAATTCCTTGAATACCTTGTTAAATCTGCTCCTGATTGCCTTGTCCTGACTGAATAAGAAAACCGTGACACCCTTCTTTGGTCGCGTGCCTATAGTGAAGTCCGGGCGTACAAACTTTACGCGGCCAGATGGCATGGCCAGGGAGTCGCAGCTCTTCGCGGCTTTTTGCCACCACTTAACGTCCGTATTCGAGTGCGTTATGAGTATCACGCTCCCGCCACCCCTGACGGAGCAGCACTTATCGACCCACGGCGTAACGTCGCTGAATGGTGGGTTTAGAAATACGTTACCGGCCCATGGCTTAGAAAGCCCATCTTCCTCTTTTGTATATATCTCTTTAGCCTTAACTTTGGTGTTGGCCTTGTCACATGAGGCCGGGTCCAGGTCAATGCTTCCACCGAAACACGATCTAGCGGCCTCTGTAACCCATTCAGGCGTGTACCATTCGTCGTTCAAGATACCACCTCTAAGTCTTCGATGCCGTGCTCGCGGCAACGGTCAACCATTCTCGAAAAGTATTCTTCGGGGATCACTGAGTCACAGTTACATACAGTGGTCCAATGCGGTGGATCATACAAAACCATGTCAACAGAATCTGGTTCGATCTCGACTTCTAAGCAGTCACCGTGCATTAGCTTAATCATTATTCACACCGGACCATGACGATGTGACCTCTATGTCGCATCGTGTTTTTTGGAAATTGTGCGGTATAGGTTCCGCGTCAGCGAGGGCCTTATCGCTTGGACGCCCGCCCCATGAATGAGGCCAGGTGCATCCGTGATCTACCTGTCGCTCTTTTCGGTAGTCGATTTCCATAGAAAGGAATTCGCGAGACTTTTCGATATCTTCTAATTCTTTTGTTGGGTCTTTTTTTCCGAGTCGGAAAAGGTACTTAATGCAAGAAGCCAGGGGCCATGACTCGTAAAAGCCAAGCGCCTGGATCAGGTCCTTACATTGTATGTTTACACGAACGATGGAGCCGTTAAGCTCCGCCCGTATAGGTAGTTTATAGTGGCTGGGTTCGTGTACATTGTCGTGCATCGTTAGAACATTGCACAATTTTATTTATACCACAAGCCAGCGTATTGGATATATCTAAAAACAGATCTGTATCATAATGAATCAAAAATGCTGCCCACTTTTCCTCGGTAAACGTTTTCAGTCTTTCCAGTTTGTACCTTTTCCCCATGTATTCAAAATTTACTTTCATGTTACCCCCGATATGTTGTTTTCTTTTTTTGAATTTCTTAATATGTATCCAACACGCCTGCTGTTGAATTCCTTACCCGTTCTTGTTTTGTGACCTTCGCTGTCTAGCTCGTTTGCTATCTTTCTGTGCGTGATACCTTTTGACTCCATCTCTAGGGCCTTCTCCAGTATGTAGGTCTCCATCTTATCGATGACTATGTTTTCACCGTCCGACGTGTAGCCATAGGGAAGGCACCCATCGACTTTGCCGTTCGACCTTCTGTTCTTTTTGTATGCCCGCATCCTTTCGCTGGCCTTCTCAGACTCATAGGCGGCGAGGCACATCGCGAGAGACCTCATAAGGCGGGCCTCCGGCGTGTTGTTGTTAAGGCCGACACTCGAAGCCTCCACGAGAAAGCACCCCCTCTTCATTATCATTTTTTCGATATTCAGGGCGTCCCTCAGGTCCCTTGAGAACCGGCACATCTTGGCAACAAGAACTATATCGCCAGACTCTAAGCTATCAAGCATCTCCGCGAACGCTGGCCGTCTCGACGGGTGCTTTTTTCCAGAAACAGCCCCGTCTTCGTACACTTTGACATCCAAGATTTCTCTTTCGTCGCAGTATTTTTTACAGGTTGCGATTTGTGTCTCCAGGCCGAGCCTAGTCTCTTTTTGTTTATTTCCAGAGACCCTTGTGTATATATGCGCCCTCATGCCCGGTCACCACTTATAGCCGAGGCAACGCTCTCGGACAACATAAGCATCCTGGCCGACTCGGTGAGTGATCTTCCGCCCTTTAGCATTTTTCTTATTTTTGCTCGCTTGGACTTCATGCTGCTGCTGCACGCCTCTGAGCATGTCATTTTTGCCAGTCTCGGCTTGGGGTCCGAGCTGTGTTTCCTGAAAAAATCACCATCGCACATAATGCAATTTGCGACATTGAACCCCATAGAAACTATAAGAGTGTAACATGCGCCAAGAAATCGTTCCCTATCAGTAAAGCAAACCTTCGTCTTTCCGTTTTCAGTGCTTATAAGTATCCTGGCGTCGAATGAGGAAATCGCCCTTATATTTTTTGTTTTTGATATCAGGTGAAGTACGTGATCCATGTCGTGAAGAAGCGAAATACCTCGCCCCATGCCTGCATCAAAAACGTACTCACAAGGAATTTTCTCAATTGTCTTTTTTAGATTTGTCATTATTGTCTCCCAGTTAAATATTAATCTAGGAAAGCGTCATTGTAAAGTACTTTGATTCTTTATTTGATCGGGCTTTGATTTTAAACAACAAAAACGGGGTAGGCCCCCGTTTTATTTTGCTTTTCTTATTTGATCGTTATTTGATTACGGCATAAAATAAGCAGACTCTAACTTTGGATATCTTGGTTTTTCATCTTCGCTTATGATCTTTGCGATCTTTTCCATCGCGTCTTCAAAGTCGGTGAACGATATACTGAACTCAATATCAGAGTTAGATATAACCAGCGAGTTCATCTTGTGTTCTGGCGGGTCAATCTCTATCTGCTGAACGGAGAGGCTCATTAAAATATATTCCGATATTCAACCGTGACCCCGATGTCTTCCCAGAACTTTATGCCCTTTTTCATGCCCGCACTTATTCCGAAATCCGTGTACACCGCAGCCAAGGTAGCAGAAGACTCACCTATCTTTAGCCCGAAGCTTATACCGTCATCTCTCTCTTCTTTGACGAGATCGTTCATGAATCTAGTGTACAAAAGGTGCGACGCGAACGGCACCTCGCCCCTCTCGTACGAGTCCCTGGCACACTTCATCGCGTATTGCTCGTTTCTCTCAAAATCGCCACCGTACGGTGACTCGATGATCGTTAAAAACTTGTTTTCAACTCTTGGGCCGAAAAGCTTTCTCTTAACTTTGTTTACTGTCTTCTTGATCATGACTCCACCTTCTTTTCGGTAAGCTGTCCGGGCGCGTATCCTTTGTTGCATCTCACCAGATACACCTGGTCGAAGCACATCTCGTCAATGACAGCAGCGGTTGCGTTTGTGTACGAGTTGAACTCCATTATGACCTTTGTTTTGTCGTTAGAGATATGAGACGAGTGCGTCAGCATGGAGTAGTTATCGAGCCCGCCGTTTTCCTTCATAAAGTCGGCAGCCTGTTGAGTCTTACCAGAACCTGAATGTCCGCAAAATATATATGCCTCACAGCTTGGGTTTTGTTTGTTCATAACTATGTCCCCTTTCCTAGTTCTTGCTCGTCACGATATTCTTGTATCATGTTCTCGGCCTCGTATATGCACTCCATTAAAACATCTTCTGCGCTTGCCGTCTCCATAAAGTAGGTATCCACAGACAGTTTGTTGCTTGGCAGCCCGTAGCCGTCCAGGTCAAAAACGCACTGAATAACTCCGTCAAAAGTGCTGCCAGATTGCGGCCCCAGCTTCACTATGTCAGCAGAGCTGATCTTATCCTTAAGGTTTATCTCGTTGTATTGGTTCATTCTCCGTAATCCTCCAGTATCTGTTCAAGTTCAAGGTGCGATTTCTGCGCCTGAATCATATAGTAGTCATCTTTGTGTGACATCTTGTGATACATTTTTATATCGTCTCTGAGACCCTGTACCCGCAAACTGTGCCAGCAGAAACCCTTATCCGAATCTTGGCACATTTCATGTATGCAATTTGTCATTCTAAGCAGTCCTCCAGATCCTTTATTCTTTCGCCGTGATCTTCTATGGTTAGGTTTGCGGCGTCAATCTCGGACTCCGCCCACTCCACCCAGTCATAAACCGAGTTAATCTGGTTATTCTTTAGGTAGGCGTCCACCAAAAGGTATGAAAGAGCGGACCATATCAATATTTCTCTAATAGTTTTAATCATCTAATTCTACCCCGATTTTTCCGTTAACAACTACGGCGTACGAGAGCGGCATCTCCTCGCGAATCGTCCGTGAAAGCTGGTACAACTCGTCTTTTGAAAAGTTCTCTGCGTTTATTATGTACTTCTTGCCATCGACAAGCTCAAATACATTCAAGCCGGAATTATCCCTTATCGTTATTTCTTTTTTCACTCTTCGCCTCCTCCAGTTTCGACTCTATGTTTTCGAGGTGCTCTACGATGTCATCAAGCTTGTTATTATTTGATAACCTTTCCTCAAACATCTTCCAAAGACCACCACCGGCAGCCGCTGCGAAGGCAATAAGCCCAGCCTTTCCTATTCCGTCATTTGACATTTCTCTTCACCAATCCTATTGAGGTTATGTTTATCTTGTCGAATCTCATTCTATCCGAATCCCCAGATATCCTTGCACTTACAGGCACGAACGCCGGAAGGAATGCGTACCCGAGATCGATCCATTCATCCGGGGGCATTTTTCTGTACTTTCCTTTGGAGAAAAATACCCCAGAATCGTCTACATCAAGCTTAACAAGCATCTCCGGCTCCGATTCGTGGTCGTGGCTCATAAATACACGCTTGTTTATTTCCACAACATCGAAGCACCCGGAAGCGTAAACATCTCCCTCGTGGTCAGGTTCCTCGTACTTTATAACGTATTGCTTCTCGTCGAGATCGAATTTCTTAAATCTATCACTCATAAATTGAACGCCTCTGTCGCGACATCTTTAATCATCTGACTATCGCCAGATTTTAAACGGTAAACACAGTAAGAAATCACTTCATCCGAGAATGTTCTTGTCTTGATCGACTCGGAGTTAATATCCGCGATAAGAGCCGCCGAAAGAACGCCAGAGGCATTTTCGATTATCTGATTTTTGAAGCTTTCCGGTAAGTCAGGTAGCGATTTCAGGTTTGTAGTAAGCAGGAAGTCGAACACCTCTCTAATGCTTTTCTGCGAAGCCTTTTCGTCTTCTTTGTCGATCTCAGCTCGTATATCTGAATCAATATAAAGCTCGACGCACTGCTCAATTTTTCTTTTAATTTCTGTCATCTTATTTCCCTATTGCCTTTTCTATTAAAATCATAACAACCATGTTTTTTATGTCTTCTTTTAGTTCTTTTATCTTTTCTTTTTTTAGCCTTACTAGATAGTTACCCGATATGATGCTGTAAGATTCGCTCACAGACCTTTCGATAATCTTCGCGAAATCTGATGGAAGTATAACCGAAGGATCGGCGCAAACATAATCACAAACATCATCTATTACCTCATCGAGAATGAATCCCAGCCTCTTAAGGCATACATCATATGTCCATTCATTTAAAGTCTCCATAGTGAAAAACTTACACCATGTCCGAACAAATGCAACATTTTTATAGGCCGTCCCCTTTGGCGTGTCCTATTATTTCCTCTTTGCTTTTCCGCAGCATTCCTGAACGCTCCGGGCAAAAAGCAGAGTGCTTGTCTATCATCATCAAAATAAAATTCTCGTCACCGGGAGCTACCCCGTGAGCGATAAGGTCCAGGCCGTGATCGACGATCGTTTTTGAGCTCATCGTGCCTATACCCAGCCCGAACATCAACCAAGAGTATTCAGGGCTCCCCTCTTCCATGTGGTCCAGTATGTCTATCATAATATTCTCTCTGGCG